AACAAGTCCTTAGAAGCTCTAGGAATCACACCTAAAACACTTATTACGTTTACACCTAACTCAGAGTTTGAGTTTATTATAGAAGGTGAACGACTTTATTGTATGAAATCTAATGATATAGCTTTAACTCATGAATACCAAGGAAACGAAGAAGAAAATAATCCAAGCTGGGCAAAAAGCAGTTGAGGAACTTATTAAGGTAGCAAAAGAAAAGATTGTTGACTCAGACGATGATGTAAGCGCTGATAGATTAAAGAATGCTGCCGCAACAAAGAAACTAGCTATATTCGATGCTTTTGAAATACTTAATCGTATACAAATAGAAGAGGATATGCTAAACGAAAAACCTAAGGAAGTAAAAGAACAAAAAACTTTTAAAGGTTTTGCAGAAGGGAGAAGTAAGTGAGTTACGATCAAACCCTTTGGAAAGAAATTAAGGAAGTTGTAAATCCTAAGATATTAGCTAAAAACAATAGATTTAAAAAATGGGAGTATGGTTATAACTCTGATTATGATTTTATAGTAATAAGTAAAACTGGAAAAATTGGACAAATCATTGAAATACAGAATCTCAGGATTGCTTTACCAACAGCAGATGAACCGTTTAAACGAAGTAAAGAAAAAGCGGGGCAGTATTGGGAAAGACAAAAGTACCCAAAAGAACTAAGTAATATTAAAAGTAGGTTTGACTGGGAGGAATACCCAGCTGAATTTAAAGAAAAGTGGTATGATTATATCGACGAAGAGTTCAAAAGAAGAGAACAAGGTTACTGGTTTTATAATAACAATGTTCCTACTTATATTACTGGTACTCATTACATGTACTTACAATGGTCAAAGATCGACGTTGGAGCCCCTGATTTTAGAGAAGCAAATAGATTATTCTTTATATTTTGGGAAGCATGTAAAGCAGATACGAGATGTTACGGGATGTGCTACCTTAAAAACCGACGATCTGGATTTTCATTTATGTCCTCGGCCGAACTTGTTAACCAAGCAACAATATCTAGTGATGCCAGATTTGGTATACTCTCTAAATCTGGATCAGATGCTAAAAAAATGTTTACAGATAAAGTCGTCCCAATATCCGTTAACTATCCGTTTTTCTTCAAACCGATCCAGGACGGTATGGATCGTCCTAAAACAGAACTTGCATACAGAGTTCCAGCTTCGAAGCTTACTAGAAGGAAGCTTGAGAGCAATGAGCAACTAAGAGAGCTCGACGGACTTGATACAACTATTGACTGGAAAAATACTGGTGATAACTCTTACGATGGTGAAAAGCTAAAACTATTAGCTCATGATGAAAGTGGTAAATGGGAGAGACCTGATAATATATTAAATAACTGGAGAGTTACAAAAACTACATTACGTCTAGGATCAAGGATCGTAGGAAAATGTATGATGGGCTCAACTTCAAATGCTTTAGACAAAGGTGGAGACAACTTTAAAAAATTATACTACGCTTCAGACGTTACTAAAAGAAATAGAAACGGACAAACATCTTCTGGGCTCTATAGCTTGTTCATTCCTATGGAATGGAACTACGAAGGATTCATCAATACTCATGGACTACCTGTCTTCGTTAGAGGCAAAACTACAGTCAAAGGAGTTGATGGTTACGAAATTACAACAGGAGTTATCGAGCACTGGGAAAATGAAGTCGACGGTTTAAGAGAAGATCCTGATGGTTTAAATGAATACTATAGACAGTTTCCAAGAACTGAAGCTCATGCTTTTAGAGACGAAACAAAAGATAGTTTATTTAACTTAACTAAGATATACGAACAAATAGATTATAATGCTGAACTTAATAATTCAGCAGCTGTTACAATAGGTAACTTTCAGTGGGAAAATGGTATTAAAGATTCAAGGGTTATATTTAATCCAAATAGAAACGGTAGGTTCCAAATAAGTTGGGTACCACCTAAAAATCTTCAAAATCGAGTGATACTAAAGAGTAACGGTAAATACCCTGGAAACGAACACGTTGGGGCTTTTGGGCTTGATAGCTACGATATATCAGGTACTGTTGATGGTAAAGGATCTAATGGAGCTTTACACGGGTTGACAAAGTTTTCAATGGAAGATGCACCGCCTAACCATTTTTTCTTAGAATATATATCAAGGCCACAAACAGCTGAGATATTCTTTGAAGATGTATTAATGGCTATGGTTTTTTATGGTATGCCAATACTAGCTGAAAATAACAAACCTAGGTTTTTATACTATTTAAAAAGAAGAGGTTATAGAGGTTATTCTATGAATCGACCTGATAAAGTTTGGAATAAACTTTCTACAACAGAAAAAGAAATAGGTGGAATACCTAACTCAAGTGAAGATATTAAGCAAGCGCATGCTGCTGCAATTGAATCTTATATAGAAACTTATGTAGGGTTAAAAGATGATGGCTACGGTGATATGTACCATCAAAAGACATTAGAAGATTGGTCTAAGTTCAATATTAATAATAGAACAAAGCACGATGCTTCGATAAGCTCAGGTTTAGCTATTATGGCTTGTAATAAAAATAGATACACGCCAGTTAGCAAAAGACAAAATAAATCTGTGGTTTTAGGTATTAAAAGATATGATAACACGGGTTATAATTCAAAAATAAAATAGATGATAAAAACTAATTACAATAGTTCTTTTCCAGATCAGGTCGTGCCAGATGTAGAAAAAGCTTCTTATGATTATGGTTTGCAAGTTGGTAGAGCCATAGAATCTGAGTGGTTTAGAAACGACAGAGGTTGGTATGATAGATTTAATACGAACTATAATAATTTCCATAGGTTAAGATTATATGCCAGAGGAGAACAATCTATTCAAAAATACAAAGACGAATTATCTATCAATGGTGACTTATCTTATTTAAACTTAGACTGGAAACCCGTACCAGTAATTCCTAAGTTTGTAGATATTGTTGTAAATGGTATGTCTCAAAGATCTTACGATATTAAAGCTTATGCTCAAGATCCTGAGTCTATAATGAAAAGAACTGCTTACGCTGAAGCTCTACAAAGAGATATGATGCAGAAAGATCTTATAAACCAGATACAGCAGATGACAGGACTAGATGTTTCTAAATCACAAGGTAAAGGTTTAGAAATGGAAAGTGAAGAAGATTTACAGCTTCATATGCAAATGGATTATAAAGAATCTATTGAAGTAGCTGAAGAAGAAGTTATTAATAATGTATTAGCTAAAAACAAATATGATTTAACTAGAAGAAGATTAAATCAAGATTTAACTATACTAGGTATTGCAGCTACTAAAACATCTTTTAATAGATCAGAAGGAGTTACAGTTGATTACGTAGATCCAGCAAGTTTAGTTTATTCATATACTGAAGATCCTAACTTTGAAGATATATATTATGTAGGTGAAGTAAAACCAATAAGTCTACCAGAACTTAAAAAGCAGTTTCCTAATTTAACATCTAGTGAATTAGAAGAAATACAAAAGTATCCAGGTAATCAAAACTATACTAGAAACTGGAGTGGTCGTTATGATGATGATACAGTACAAGTACTATATTTTGAATACAAAACATATACTAATCAAGTATTTAAAATAAAAGAAACTGCAAGTGGACTTGAAAAAGCATTAGAAAAACAAGATACATTTATAGATGCACCGGATGGTGATAACTTTAAAAAGGCATTTAGATCAATTGAAGTATTGTATTCAGGAGCTAAGATATTAGGTCATGAAAAAATGCTTGAGTGGAAGATGGCAGAGAATATGACTAGACCAAATGCTGACACTGTTAAAGTTAATATGAACTATAACATCGTAGCTCCTAGATTATACAAAGGTCGTATAGAATCAATTGTAAGCAGAATAACTGGTTTTGCTGACATGATACAGCTAACTCATTTAAAACTACAACAGGTGATGTCTAGGATAGTGCCTGATGGGGTTTATATGGATATAGATGGTTTAGCAGAAGTAGACTTAGGTAATGGAACTAACTATAATCCAGCTGAGGCTTTAAATATGTATTTCCAAACTGGATCTTTAGTCGGTAGATCAATGACTCAAGATGGTGGTATGAATCCAGGTAAAGTTCCAATACAAGAACTTTCTACTTCAAATGGTATGGGTAAAATACAGACTTATGAGTATTATCTTAAAATGATTAGAGACGTAACCGGTCTTAATGAAGCTAGAGATGGTACACTACCAGATAAACAATCATTAGTTGGTTTGCAGAAATTAGCTGCTGCTAATTCAAATGTAGCTACAAGACACGTACTACAAGCTAGTTTATATTTAACTCTTAGAACTTGTGAAAACATATCATTAAGAGTTGCCGATGCTTTAATGTTCCCAATGACTAAACAGTCTTTAATGTCTAGTATATCTAGGTATAACGTAGGAACACTAGAGGAATTATCTGGATTAAATATACACGACTTTGGTATATTCCTAGAACTAGAGCCAGATGAAGAGCAAAGACAGATACTAGAACAAAATATTCAAATAGCTTTACAAGCTGGACAAATAGGTCTTGAAGATGCTATTGACATTAGAGAAGTTGCTAATTTAAAGCTAGCTAATCAAATGTTAAAGAAACGTAGAAAAGATAAAGCAGCTAGAGAACAACAAGCACAGCAAGCTAATATGCAAGCTCAAGCACAATCTAATGCACAACTAGCAGAACAAACAGCTATGGCAGAAGCTCAGAAGCAACAGATATTAACTGAGCAAAAGATGCAACTTGAAAAAGCTAAGTCTGATTTTGAAGTACAAAAGATGGAGAGAGAAGCACAAATTAAACAACAGTTAATGGAACTAGAGTTTAATTATAATATGCAACTTACTCAAGCTCAAGGGCAAAGTAGAAAAGCTCAAGAAGAATTTAAAGAAGATCGTAAAGACGAACGAACTAAAATACAAGCAACGCAACAATCTGAGTTAATAGATCAAAGAAAAAATGATTTATTACCGAAGAACTTTGAATCCGCAGGTAATGATACTATGGGTGGATTTGGCTTAGAGCAGTTTGGCCCTAAGTAATTTTATATTAACTATTATATTATATTATGTCAGAAGAAGTAAAAGAGGAAGGTTCTTTTAAAATAAAAAAGAAACCAGGTAGACCTAAAAAACTTACCAAAAAA